GTGGTGGTGTATTGCAGGTAGTTGCCAGCGTTGCTGTTGAGCGCCGCGCCGCCGTTGAAGTCCACGATCTGCTCGTGCAACATCCGCACAGCGGCCAGCGGGTCGGTATAGCCGGCAGGCACCGTGGCCCCACGCGCATCGAGCACCTGATAGGTGTGCATGAACTGGCTTACAGCGTAGACCGATTTGGTCAGCGAACTGGTTGTGCCGTCCGCAAGGATACCGAAACTGATCTGCGCCGGCAGCACACCGGCACCGTTCTCCTCGCTCAGAGAAAGGTGTAGGCCCATCCGCGTTCCGATTCCGCCGAAGGCCGAGCCATTCAGTGTGTCGTCGGCAGCGTTCGTATGATAGCCGATTTCCATTCCCAGCATCGTGCCGCCAGTAGACGAAGGCAGATTCTGGCGGTCGCTGGCCGTGATGTGCATACCGGCAACCCAACCAAAGCCGAACTTCAGGACAGTGCTTGAGACACCAACGTTCTGCGGCCACGGCGTCTGATTGCTTTTGCTGGTGAGCGCGACATGCACACCCCACATCGAGTCAACGGCGCCCGTCCAGTCCGTTGCGTTGACCCTGATAGGCGTAGAGATAAAGCCCGCACTGCCCACTGAACCAGTGTTTGTATGGTCTATGCGGAGCACTCCAGCGCTATCGACCTCTGCGCTGGCCTTGCTGAGTATCTTCAGTCCAGAGTTGAATGTCTCAAATACGTCGCCCTTGTTGTTGCGATTGAACGCTTGAAGCATAGGAGCGCCACTTGACAACGTGCCATCGACTAGAAATCTCACAGGTGTTGAAGGTATCGTGCCCTGCGCCGACCCCCAGACAATGCTAGCGTTGCCGCCAGGGAAATAGAGCGACTCTTGCGGTTGCAGTGTCGCGAGCGCCGCGCCGATGGCAGGGCCGTCTACTCCGGCTGTGCCATTTAGCTTAGCCCCGAAGTCCTTGACGTTTACCCAGTCGCCAAAACGATCAGCGACGGCGCGCGGCTGCGTCGAACCTGTAGCGACAACTGGATCATCAGCCTTGCTGGTCCACTCGCCGTTCCACTCAGCAGCGGTAGGGATGTAGCCCTTAACCCATGCAGGGTTGGAGCCCATTTATGCACGCATCCCAGCGTCAGGCTGCGTCACCCGCTCAAGTTCCTCACGCAGCCGCGGCAGGCCCCATCGCATATCGACGTGCAGCCCGTATTCCTTCAGCGAGGCCCGCAGTTGTGTCACCTCATCCTCGGTCGCTGGCGCCGGTGGCGCACGCCCTGCCGCCGCTGCCTCCAGCTCCGCGATACGCCGCCGCAGCGCCGCCTTCTCCTCGAGGTCCTCGACTTGCCGCTGAAGCTGCAACACGCTCTCGTTGACAGGCTGGGTGCCCAACTCACGCTGGATGCGCACCATCGACCACGAGGGGTCGATCTTCAGCCCGCGAGCACGGGCCTGGGCGATCAGCGCAGAGTGCTCGTCGGCGACCTGTTCGGTGGTCTTGCCACCATTGAGGACGCGCTCCTCCTCGGCCTCGTCATGCACAACGATCTCATCGAAGACCTCGCGCTCCTCGGTCCATTCCTTCGGCACCACCTGGCTGCCCCGAATGATGTCCGTGCCCATCTCGAACTTCTGCGTTCCGCGCGAGATGCGCAACAGCTTCGGATACTCGCGGTAGACGTATTCCGGGTTCAGCTCGCCGCTCTCGTACTTCTGCTGGAGGATGGCGGCATACGTGCCACCATCCCGCAGAAAGTTGGTCTGAGTGCGGTTGCGTGCGGCGGATGTGGCTCGGTTGCGCGCCTCGATCTGCGCAACCGTCAGCAAACCGCCAGTATCTGTCTCAGACATTCGCTCTCCTACTTCTTGTCAGGCGCGTGCTGCGTGAAGTGAATCTGCTTCATGCCAGCACCCACCTTCACCTTGCCGCTGTCCTTCGTTGCCTCAAGTCGCGGGTCCGGCGTCTTTGTCGTCTTGTCCATGTCAGCCTCCGTCAATGGTTGGTTTCTAGAGAGCGTCCGGGATACAGACCATCCACTCAGGCCGGATGAAGAGGTAACCGTATACCACATCGAGCCTGGTGACTTCCTGATCGGTGCCAACCAGGTAGTCCGTCAGAATGCGCATTGAGATGCCATCGCTCTCGGCGCGCGCTGCTTCCTTATTCTTCGGCAGCACGAGGTCGGCGGTGGCGAGCGTGAACGCCTCGGGGACGAAGGCCACGTTCTTTCGGTAGGTGGTGGCAGCCGGCCCCTGGAGCGTGATCGTCGCGCTGTTGGCAGGCGAGGCCGTCACCGTCTGATACTGCACCTGGTTGCCACCGGACGGCGGGATGATCGCCGGGTAGATGGTGAGCGAGGTCGCCGCCGTCGCCACCGTCGTGACCACCACGAACTGGTTCAGCGCCCCGGTGTCCGCCTTGGTGATGCGGTTGACGGCATTGACGCCTGCCAGGGTGATGATGTCGCCTCGGACCAAGGTGCCAGTGATGGCGTTGGTGGTCAGCGTCGTGCCCGTCTGGCCCGCGCCGTTGACCGTGCCGGCGGTGAACGTGCCTGAGGTGTGCTTCAGCACCGTCTGGTCGCGCATCCAGTCGAATCCCAGCGCGTTGCGCATCGCGCCGCTGCTGTACTGATCGCTGATCGTGGTCGCCGGGTTGAACAGCCCTGCCAGCGCCACGGCCACGCGGGCATCGGTGAACGGGTCATCCACGATGCGGCGGTTCATGGTCGGCGCCGAACGGGTGTCGAGGATCGCTCCGGCCGTGTTGAACGTGTTGCTGGTCGGCGTGACGATGACGTTCGCCACCTCGTTGTCCACGTAGTTGGACACGCCGCCATCCACGCCGCTCATCACGTCCACTGCCACAGAACCGGCGATGTTATTCACGGCGGGCGCAAGATAGCGCTCGGCGAACATGTCAATGGACAGGGTGAGGTCGAGCGTGCCGGCCGTCAGGTCGATACCCTTCTGGGTGCCGAGCGTCAGCGTGGTGAAGGTCTCGTTGATGTCCTGCACGGATGCGGCGGCGCCGGTTCTGACCGTGAAATCCACCGGCAGACGCAGTCTCAGCGCGCTGCCGATCTTCCAACCCGAGTTCGCGTATTGATCGTCATACTGCGTCGGTGCGTTGCGGATGAAACTGTTGGTGTTCTTCCAGAGGCGGGTGGCCTCTGCGGTAACCATGTTGATGGTGAGATAGGTTGGCATGATGCGCCCTTGTGTCGCTGGGGTGCGGGCTGCGATGCCGCTGAGCGCATAGCCACAAGCCCGTTAACGGAGGGCTGCCCCGTAGGCGCGCGGGCTGCGAAGCCGCTAACGCATGTCACTCGACCGTTGAGGGAGGTCGGCCCCCGTGAGTGGTTTAAGCCGCCTGCCCCTGGCCGCCGAGATGCTTCGGCGCCGTGCGCTTGCGGAACTCGAGATACTGCTGGGATGTCATCTTCGTCGGATCAGGCGGCGGTGCCGTGCGTCCTGGCGCCACCGGACGAACCGGCGGGGGCGCCTTGCTGATTGCTCGTGCTGCTGGCTTGTCGCTCATGCTCAACTCCGCTGCCATGCGCCCAAGCCTTGCCGCCATCGCCACTGGACGCATTGTCAGCAGCTCAGCCACTACATCGGGATCGTCGGCGAGCGCCACGAGCACCTGATGCGCGTTGTCGATGTCCGAGACGGCCTCCATAAAGCCGTCCTTCTGCTGAAGCCCCGCCGTGGCGAGGTAGCCCGTGGCCTCGTTCCACTTGTCTGCCCCGAACTCCTCGGCACCGGCCTGGACGAGCGACGCCCGCCGCTGCGCAAGCAGCCGATCCGCAAGCTTGCGCTCTGCCAGGGCTTCCACGTCGGCGTCCGTGACGGTGCGGCCGGCCGGCTGCTCGCCATTGCCACGTTGCGCCAGGAGAGCCTTAGCCTCGGCTAGCTGGCGTTCGGCCTCATCTGCCCTACGGGTCGCCTCGTTGGCCCGCGCTGACAGGTGCGAGATGCGCTTGGAAGCCTTGGACGCGGCAGCCGCAGCTGGTGCGTCCTCTGGCGGCGTTTCCGGCTCTGGCTGCGGCTCTGGCTCGGGCGTCGGCTCGGGAACCGGCTGCGGCTCGTCTTCCGGCTGCTGGGGGGTCTCGCTCAATGCAGTCTCCTCGGCACCTTGGCGTGCTCGCTGGCCACGAGCCGGTTGCCACGCAAGTCATTGTCCATAATCAGCGCCTCAGCCGCTTGGTTCTTCATGCTGACCGGCATCACATCGTCAGGCAGAGCCAGCATGTCGGTCAGCGCCAGCCTCGCGTCCTCGTACAACTTCGGCGCCATCTGATGCACGAACACGCGGCGCGCCTGGTTCGCCGTGGTCACAGGCTTGCCGTTGAGCAGCACCTTGCCGGCAGCAAGCCAGCGGTACAGATCGTTATCCCGCGCGTAGACCTCGAACAGATCGGCAGCCATCGCGCGGGCCTGCTTCTGGATCAGCCAGTGAGCGTTAAGAGGCATCACACCACCCGCAGCGGAATGGAGGCGTCAACACCGCCTGTCTGCGGCCCGGCGCTCGCCTGCTGCTGGCGCGGCGGCGGTGCGAACAGCGCGGCCAGCTGCTTGAACATCATCATCCGCTGCATGGGCGACATGGCCTGTGTGTTGAGCGAGGACAGTGCGTTGACGGGAGGCGTGGCAGCTGCGACCTGCGCCGGAGGGACAACAGGCGCGGCTGGTTGCGGAGCCGTTGCAGCCACCACACTCGGGGCGGCGCCACCCAGCGCCGCATACTTCGCCTTCAGATCGCCCACCGTCATCTTCTGGTAGGTCGGGTTCTGCGCCAGGATGGCCTTCGCCATGCCCGGCTGCGTCTTCTGGAACACATCGGCCAGCGATGCCTCATCCGGCGCGCTAAGCACGCCCGTGGCTCCCGCCGGACCCAGCGCGTGGGCGATGCCGAGAGCGGCCGGCGTCGGCGCAATTCCAGCCGCCTGGAGTGCCTGTGCGTTCTGGCCCGCATACCACTGGGCCCCAGCCGCCGAAAGTTGCGGATTGGCGCGTGCGGCCAGCACCTGCTCCGGCGTCATGCCCGCGAACAGCTGTGGGTTGGCCTGTGCGAACTGCTGCCACGTCGAGGCAATGAACTGGTGCGGACCTAGCGGACCGCCGCGCGCCACGGGGAAATAGGGGTTCTGCGCGCCGGACCGACCGCCACTCTCAAAGCCGGCAATGCCGGTGGCAAGCTGGTTGCCGTCATCTGCCGCAAGTTGGTTGTCGTCAGCCATTGCGGCGCAGCAACTCCATCGCCTTGGCCGGGTCGCGGTCGGTGTGATCCATCCGGCTGAACCGCAGAGCTCGCGAGGGGAACTGCGCGGGGGGCTGGCGAGGCCCCAGCTGGTCCTTCAGCACCGCCAACTCCTGCCGCAGCGCGGTGAGTTCTCGCAGCAGGTGGCCCAGCACCGACTCAATCGAGGCCGGCTGCGGCACATCGCCATAGATCGCCGTCTCGTTCTCACCCTGCATCACGCACCTCCTGGGTTAGCTGCCTGCTGTCCCACGTTCGGCACCAGCGGCCCAGACGGACCGCCAGGCGTGCCAGTAACCGGCACCGCGCCCGTGGCCCCTGGCAGCGGCGCGCCAGTCGCCAGCGTCTCCAGCCCAGGCCGCGCAGACATGACCGCCGGCCCGAGGTTGTCCTGCAACGCCTGCCGCACCGTCTCCTGGATCAGCGCCCGCAGCGCCTCGGGATCGAGCGGCAGCACGTCCTTCAACGCGCTCAGCCGCTTGGTATCCGCGTCGTAGGCGTCGATCACCGTCTCCTGGTCCTTCGCCTTCGTCTTCAACCGCTCCTCGGTGAGCGACTGCATCGCCTCACCCAGCAGCCGGTTCGCATTGCCCAGCTGCTTCTGAAGCTCGGTGATCGCTGCCTGTGCTTCCGGCGCCAAGCCCGGCTTCAGCCGCTCGGCGATCTGATCCGCCAGCGGGAAGTCGGCCACCTTGAACAGCAGATCACCGATCTTTCCCAGCAGCTCCGGCGCCTTGGTGATGACCTGCACCACCGCGTCGAACGCCTCTTGCCGCTGCGTCGCGTAGTCTGGGCCAACATCCGATACGACGGCATACTGACCAACCCGCGGGTTCCAAAGCACCTCGTCCTGCGTCACTTTGCAGGCCGCGTCGCACCTAGGCTCCACGGTAACAGTGCTCTCGCTGCCGTCCTCGCCGATCACCCGCTTGACCCGGCGGGTGTCGTAAATCTCGGGGATCAGCTCCAGCAGGATCGCGCCCTCACGGCGGATGGCAATCGCCTGCATGTCGATGAAGTGGTAGGTGGCTCGGTCGCCCTGCCGCTGGCGTTCGTTGATCGCCCGGCCGCTCTGCTCATTCGACGGTGCACCGAGCTCGGCCTCATACTGGCCGGACGCCACCATCATGTCGTGATCAGCAGCCTGTGCACCGTTGGTAAACGCCTCGCTGGTCTTGGGCGGCTCGACGCGCTGCGGCGGCTCCAGCTTGTTGCCGTCGTCGTCGGTCGAGCGATAAGGCAGCACCGAATGGTTGACCGTGTTCGCCGTCTGCCAGTAGGTCTCGTTGCCCTCGATGGACTTCACGTCCGTCAGCCAGGGCGTCTTGGTCTGCAACGCACCGAACTCGACTTCGGCGCTGCGGTTATAGTTGTAGATACGCTGCGCGTCCTTCAGCGCCCGCGTGTGCCCCTTGCGGTCAAGCTGGTTGTCGATGATTGTGACCTCGCCGAGCCACGGGACGATGGGGATCGAGCGTCCCGGCGGGTCCTTCTCATCGACCACCGTGTTGCCGATGATCTTGTACCACTTCAGTTTCTTACGGATAACGGGGCGGCGCCGAAGTTCCTCGTTCGCCGCCTCTGCCTCTGCCTCCCAGGCGCGCAGCAGCTTGGCGTTGATCTGGCTCCGCAGGATGACCGTACCATCGCGGTTGCCGATCAACTCGTCCTCAATCTCCTCCACGACGTAATATTCGCACTCACGGACAGTCTTCTCACGCACCCAGTTGAACGCCGCATGACCGTCAACGGCGTTGGTGGGCACCAGCTTGTTGCGCAGCTGAGGGTGCTCTTTCAGCACCTCGTCGCGTGGCCTATCGGAGAAGACGAAGCCATAACGCGCGTCCGAGCCGTCGAGTTCCTGGCAATCGCTGTCGAGGAACACACATCGCGGGTCCTGCACGCCGCGAATGTAGATTTCCTGGTCGAACGTCTTGTCGTGCTCGTAATCGGTCGTGACGCGGGTGTAGCCAAGCCCCGCCTGCACCTGGAACGCGATGGCTTGGCCGCGCTGCATCGAGGCGTTGCTGATATTCTCGATGTGGCGCACCACGCACTCGTAGACCTCGGCAGCCTTCACGTCGGCACCGTCACCGACTGGGCGGAATTTGATGGACGACTTGTGCTGCTTGGCGTCGTTGGTAATCATCAGGTTGTGCTGGCGCACCTTGTTGATCGTCAGCGCCGGCTGATCCGCGTTGATGCGGCCTGAATAGAGGTCAGCGTCCCACTGGTAGTTGTTCTCGCTGTCGCCGTTGCTGAACCGATAATCGTTCAGCCAGCGGGCGCGGGCGATTGCCTCCCATTCCTCGCATCGCTTGAAGCGGCGGTGCGCCTCACGCACGATGGGATCATACCCAAGCCCATAGTCGTCATCGACGGGATCGCGCAGATCGTCGCGGTCGAGTGTATCGCTCACCGCATCCACCCGGCGCTATTGCCCGATGCGCGCGACATGGTGCGTGTGCGCTCCAGCGTCACCGGCTTGAAGTAGCTCGGCGCCTGGTCCTGCGGGTCGGTAGCGCCTTGCACACCTGTGCCAGCGGCATCGGCGCAGTGCGAGGAGTAGTCATGCAGCGGCTCGGCTCGCCAGACGCCCATGTGCTCATTCCACTGACGCTTGTAGGCCCGCAGCAGCTTCAGTCCTCGCTCGCAGCCCACGGCGTCGAAGTAGCTCTTGGGAAGGATGGCTCTGGTTGCGGCAACTCGATCAGCCGGATTCGCGGCGGCGACCACCCGTATGGGACGCAGGCCAACTCCTCCGAGATAGTCTCGTCTGCTACGGCCACCAAACGTGAGTTCGCGGACCTCCACGTCATGCGGCAGGAGGTGCTTAGCGTAAACGTAGGGCTTGGACGCAACGAGCCGCGCATAGTGATCGAGCCCCTGTCCGCTGTCCTCGTAGTATTCGAGCCATCGCCATTCGCCGCGCGGGCTGATCTGGAACCACCAGATCGCGGTGCTGTCGTCCACGCCGAGGTCCCACGATGTATAGACCGGCAACTTTGGATCATAGAGCACGCGGGTTATGCGTCCCTCGCGTTCGGCCGCATCGAGCCACTTGCCGTAATAGCTGCCGCTGTTGGGTGCGCTGAAGCTGCATTCCAGCTCTTGGGCGAACTCGTCGGGCTCAAGGTCACGCCGCAACCGTTCGATCTGCGCCTCGTCCAGCGCGTGCGTCTGCTGATAGGGCAGCAAGAATCGCGATGAGTGCGGGTCATCGCCGGCTGCGTTGTAGGCGTCGGCCAGGCGTCCGTTGCCCTTGGGCGTGCCGATCTTGACGCGGCATCCATCGTAGTCGGCGAGCATGGGCTCGATGACCATGTCGAGGCCATCGGCGATCACGTCGTCAGCCTCGTCCTCGATCACCTCGTCAGCGAGACCGCCGCGCCAGCTGTCAGGCTTGTCCATGCCGCCGCACTGGTAGATGCCCTGGTTGGGCAGCACGACGCGCATTTCGGACTTGAACACGACGGCGCCAGGAATGCCTTCTGCCGCTCGCGTTACCTTGTCCCACAGGCCGGTGCGCTTCCACGAGACCTGCTGCGGGAGCACATGGACGACACGCGGCGGGTCGGCACGAAGGTTGCGGCGCGCTACTGGGATGTGGGATCGGTCGTGTGTGAGCGCCTTGCGCAGTCCGCGCCAGATGAACGCGGTGGACTTGCCGGCACGACGATGAACGACGGCAACGATGCGCGGCGAGGTGCACTCGATCAGTGGGTGCTGCCATGGGCGCGGACAGAACGGCAGGGTGACGTGCTGGACGGTCACTCTGGCGGCTTCTCCCAGGTGTAGCGCACTTCGGCCAGGATGGCGCCGCCATCTGCGCCGGTGATGGATGTTACCGCGAGATCGGGGATTGTCTTGCGCAATAGACCTAGGGCTGCTCTCACTTGGTCTGAAGACATGACGATAGGCTTATCTGTTTGATGGTCTTTTTCGTTTAAAGCAAAACCATTCAGACGCTTACAGAGCTGGGTTGTCTGTATCGCGTCACGCGCCCGTTGGTCATTCTTTGGGTTGAGTCGCGCAGCCACGGATCAATCGACGGCGACCTGCCACGAGATGATCAGCGTGCCATTGAGAGCCAGCGTGCCGTTATTGCGCACGAGGATCACGACGCTGCCTGCGGCGGGTGTGATGGAGAAGATGGAGATGGGGCCACGTGTGTTGGTACCGGACTGGACGGCGGCCTGGACGACGCTGGTTGCTGTGACGAGCGAGTTCGTCAGCGTCATGGTGTAATTGGCGCCGGCTGCGGTGGTAACGGCTTCGGTGACGATGCGGCCAGCGAAGGTATTTGATGTAGCTGCGTTGGCGGTGCTGGTCTGAGTGTTGACGGCGATGGCGCTGGAGAGGGCCGCGAGTTGGAAGGTTGTTGCGGCGACTGACTGCGGGTTGACGCCTTGTGTGGTGGCCGTTTGGATCAGGGTCTGGGTATCGACTGGGAAGGTTTCGTAGCCGGTGAGTTGTGTGGCGAGTGGCAGGCCGTTGGAATAGAGGCCGGGCATATCAGCGTCCCTTCTTGACTTCGGAGGTCTGGTTTTTGCGGTTGGGCGGCGATTGCGTCTCGGCGCGGTTTTCGTTGAGGCGGGCGATGCCGGCGCGGAGTGCGTCACCGCCTGAGTTGTTGGGGTGTGGTGGGGTTGGGCGGGACTTGGACTGTCCCTTGACGACTGCCATGGGTGTTAGCCTTTGCGCTTGAGGACACGGTCCGCCTTGCGGTCGATCTGGGACTTCTCGGCGGAGGAGATGCGTCCCTTGTTGGCCATTTCGCTGGCCCTCGCCTTGGCATTAGCGGCGTGACTGCGGTCATTGACCGGGTAGGAGCGGTCGGGTCCGGCGAAGCTCTTGGTTGAGAGCGCGTTGCGGCTTTTGGTGGAGAGTTTGGCCATCAGCTGCGGTCGCCGCGATAGCCGCGGGGGACTTTGCGGTTGGAGATTGGCGCGGGTGGGTCCTTGCGTGGCATGTCACGCCAGCTGTCGCCTGGGGAGGTCATGCCGGATGGCGGGGTGCTTTGTGCGGTGGCGGCCATTCCGGAGTTCGGGGAGAAGCCACGCATGGCGCCGGGGGCTTGGTTGGGTGCCTTGGCGACCTGGCGTGGTGGCGAGCGGTTGCCTGAGGTGGTCTGGCTTGAGGCGTGAGCGCGCATGGAGTTTGGGGGTGGCATTAGGTGCGGGCCTCCAGCCAATCGGTTGGGACGGTGAGTTCGCGAGGCTTGCGCATAACGATACGCGACCAACTGACAACTGGATGGTCCAGACGGTCGAAGTCCTCCGTCCTGCCCTCCGCGATCTCTGTTGCGATACGCTGCAACTCGGCCTCGTCGTACTGGCCCAGCACGTTGTAGCCGACTGACAGCACGCCACCATTGCCATAGGGTATTCTGGACACGCACACCGACGTGCAGTCCGCATACTCGCTATAGGCGTGCGACATTCTCATGCCCGCATTCCTGGGTCGGTGTCGTGCAGGGCGGTGACGCGGGCCTCAAGCGCCACGATGCGCTGCTCGTCAAGCGATGGCCCCGGCAACGGACATTGGTCTAGGTGCCGCTGTAGGGCGGCTAGAAAACGGTTCGGCGGCCCTGAAGCTGAACCGGAAGTCCTCGCAAGGGGCCACACGGCTCCCGATTTGTAATCGGGAGAGTGAGGGTTCGAATACCTCCAGGGCCGCCAATTCAATAGACCAGCACCGACGCCCGGCAGGACTTTGGGCCGCTCTGTTGTAGCACGTTTGGTATCGGGGGCGAAGGTCATCG